CGCTTATTAAGGCGATGGGGTAAAGAGAAAAAGCCAGAGTTAACAAATAGGATACAAAAACTACAAGAACAATCACAAATTCAATTATTAATTTAAGGGAAAAAGCACTCCTCAGTTTTGAGGACTGGTCTAATAACTCGAAGGTATTTTAGATTTGAAGAAATATAATTCACCTTAAAAGCATTGATCAAAAATAAATCACTGTATATAATTACATAAATGTACATAAAAACAGGGAATATAAATATGAAAAATGGTCTTTATTTTGCAAAATTCAATAGCAACATGTCTGATTGGGGTGATGGAGTTATAACTATCCAAGAAAATAAAGTAAATGGTGGGGATTTTGCTTGTTTCTATCAAGGTGAAATTAAGGGATCTAAGATAATTCTTCATGTAACTCAACATAGCACGCAAAGAACCTCAGTATTTGGTGATTTAAAAGAGTTTGATTTGGATTTAGATATTAAAGAGTTTAGCTCAAATTTGGAGGCGTCTGGTAATGTAGTTGGTCAGCCACACTTAACGATTCAAATTCAATTAAAATTTTTATCTGATCTACTTTGATATCAATTAGTTATTTTAAAGCCGCAAATTTAGCGGCTTTTTTTATTTTAGTTAACCACCACTGAGTTAAAACAGGAATTAAAATTATGGCGGCACCAAAAGGCAACAAATTCTGGGAGGTACGCAGTAGCCATGGGCGCAAACCAAAATTTGCCAATGCCGATGATTTATGGAATGCCTGCGTAGAATATTTCGAGTGGGTAGAAGAAAACCCATTATATGAACAAAAAGCATTTTGTGCGCAAGGTGTAATTACATATGCGAATATGTCAAAAATGCGAGCTATGACTATATCAGGTTTATGTATATTCCTAGATATATCAATGCAAACATGGCTTGATTATAAAAGGCGTAAAGATTTTATTGATATCACTACGCGTGTAGAAGATATTATTTATAACCAAAAATTCACTGGCGCGGCGGCTGATCTATTAAACGCTAATATTATTGCTCGCGATTTAGGTTTAAGGGATGAGTCGCGTGTTGATCATCAATCATCAGACGGTAGTATGTCACCTAAACCTATCAGGGTGGAGTTAGTTTCACCAGACGAGTAAATTATGACAACAGCACAAATACAATTACCAAAAAAATTGATATCTGTGTTTGTAGCCGAAAATGTCAGATATCGCGGCGCATACGGCGGTCGAGGTAGTGCTAAAACTCGTTCATTTGCATTAATGACAGCGATTAAAGGTTATCAATTTGCAGAGGCTGGAATAAGTGGCGTTATACTTTGTGCTCGTGAGTTTATGAACTCGCTGGCTGATTCAAGCATGGAAGAAGTGAAACAGGCCATTCGCTCGGTTGATTGGTTAGCTTATTACTACGATATCGGGCAAAACTATATCAGAACAAAAAACGGATTAGTTAGCTATGTGTTTTGTGGTTTACGTCATAACCTCGACAGCATTAAATCAAAAGCGCGTATATTACTATGTTGGGTTGATGAAGCGGAAAATGTTTCAGAAATCGCATGGCGAAAACTCACCCCAACAGTTCGTGAGACTAACTCCGAAATATGGGTGACGTGGAACCCAGAAACCGAGGGAAGTCCGACTGATGTAAGATTCAGGCAAAACCCACCAGAAAATGCGGTTATCGTTGAGATGAATTATAACGATAACCCGTTTTTCCCCGATGTACTAGAACAAGAACGATTAAATGACTTGGCTAGGCTTGATTACGCTTCATATGCTTGGGTATGGGAAGGCGCTTATCTCGAAAACTCAGATAAGCAAGTTTTAAGCGGTCGATATGTTGTTGAAGAGTTTGATGACAACCTGCACAAACAAGCAGACCGTTTATTATTTGGTGCTGACTTCGGCTTTGCTAATGACCCGAACACATTAATTCGCTCATTTATTCTTAACGATTGTCTGTATATCGAATATGAAGCATACGGCGTTAACATCGAACTCGACGAAATGGGTTCGTTTTATGATTCAGTACCTGAAGCGAGAAAATGGCCGATTAAAGGTGATTGCTCACGACCTGAAACTATCAGTCATATCAAGCGCAAAGGCTTTAATATTTCAGCTGCAAAAAAATGGCAGGGCAGTGTTGAGGACGGTATTGCATATCTGCGAGGGTTTAAGAAAATTATTATCCACCCTCGATGTAAACATACAGCAACCGAAGCGCGATTATATAGCTATAAAACTGACAGAATGACGGGCGAGGTACTACCGATCATTGTTGATGCAAATAATCATTGTTGGGATGCTGTTCGGTACTCATTAGACGGTTACATTAAAAACAAATTATCAATTTTGGATGTGTTATGACACAAGCAAATTATATTACTGATTCAGTAGAAAGCCTGTATACATCGCTTGGCAACAAAAACGATTCGGTGAAATATTCAAACAAAAAAATATCTGACAGGCAATTATTGAATATGTATAGCAGTTCGTGGTTAACTGGTAAATACATCGATAAAACAGCAGAGGACATGCTTAAACTACCGAGGGTTTTTAGTGGTGATTATAATGAAAACCTGCTAAAACTCGTTATCGAAAAAGAAAATCGATTAAAGTTAAACGAGATAAAAGAGAAGTTTTTAGCGTTTAGCTCACTACTCGGTGATGCGTTAATTGTCGCTATTACTGATGCTGGTGATTTATCTCAACCGCTATCCGATGTTGAGGATATCCAGCGTTTCATTGTATTAACTAAAGGTGAGTTCGATCCTGATAGTAATATCGATGATGATTTGAAATCGGCGAATTTTGGCAAACCGATTTACTACACAATTGGAAAAAATAATAAAGTTCATCACTCACGTTGTCACAGATTGAAACTTGGTAAATCAAAACTGACAGATAGAAACCAATTTGGCACATCTGATTTACAAAACAAATACAATGCTATCCGTTTGTTTGATACGACAATTACCTGTATTGGCGATATTATTCAAGATAGTAATGTTGATGTGTTGTTTATCCCCGACCTGATAGCAAAAGTTGCTCAGGGTAAGGAAGATGATATTAGGAAATTCATCAATCTAATTAATCATACTAAATCGTCAATGAATGCTATTGCGTTAGATGCCGGCAATAGCGAAGCTCAAGGTCGTTGGGAGCAAAAAACAGCAACATACGGCGGTTTGTCTGATGTTCTGACAAAACTTATTACTGTTACGGCAGGTGCGCTAGACAGACCAATTACGGTGTTATTTGGGCTATCTGCGAGCGGATTTTCAACTGGTGAAGAGGACTTAGAATCGTACCACGGCACAATCAACGCGCTACAAGAAAGCAGATTGCGACCAGCACAGGAGTTTATCGATAAATTCATTCTCGATAAAATGATGCCAAATCATGGATTAACGTTTGAATACCCGTCGATAAAAGTAGTTAACGAAGACAAAGAAGCGGCAAGATTTGGACAATTTGCTAGTGCTTTTTCTGCTTTGGTTACCGCCAATATCATTTCTGATAAAGTTGCTCAAACTGAGCTAATCGCGCGTAAACTCCTAATCAATACGACTGAGGAGGATTTGAAAGATGGAGATTTATTCCCTTCTACAGAATTCCCTACAGCGGCGTGACAGATTTTTACCGCCGACAACTCCGAGTAAACGCGCTGAGGTCTATTATCGTAAGGCTCTAGCTGATTTCATCCTCACAATGGTTAACCGTATCACTACAGCGCTGAGCAAAAAAAATCTAACTGATGCTGTAGCGATTAGTGATGATGATTATATTAATACACTCATTGAGGTTTTAGCGTCAATTGCTGGCGAGCGCATTGAGGAACGGGCTAAATTATTGGCCACTCGATTCGTGAGTAAAGTTCACTATCAGAACAAGACACAATTTACTCGAAATTTTAAAAATGCGTTTGATATTGACCTTTCAAGTATTGTTGAAAAAGAAATTTTGGGCGATACGTTAGCGCTAGCAATTGATAGAAATGTTGAGCTAATCACATCGATTAAAAATGACTTTATCAAAGACATCGGCTCAAATGTTTTCACTAACTATAAAAAGGGTTTTAGGCATGGTGAGCTGATCAATGAGATTAGAGAGCGTGGCAATGTTTCTTATTCACGAGCTAAACTCATAGCGAGAGACCAAACAGCAAAAATCAATGCCGATTTTGAAGAGGAGCGAAACAAAAAACTTGGTTTCGATATCTACAAATGGAAAGGCACAGGAGATGCGCGAGAGCGTGAATCGCATTTAGTTTTAAATAACATGTTATGTAAGTATTCAGACCCCACAGTCTACTCAGATGATGAGGGTAAAACATGGAAAAAGCGCAAGTCAATTGGTGGTTATATCGGTAAATGTGGTGAGGACTATCAGTGCCGATGTTTAGCCATTCCTTACATTAAATTCTAATCAAAATTGATAAATCTATGCTCTTAACTGAGTAGGATTATTTACGTCTAAAAGAGGGCTTTATGGCTTGGGAAATAACACCGCAGGGCTACTTAAAAACAACTGCAAAAATTACCAAAGGCGGAGTTTTACAGTATTACGGTCGTGAAATTGGATTAACTGACAGCAGGGCAAATAGGCTTGTTGATGTTAATAGAACAATTGAAGAACTCAGCAAGCCCGACACGCTTAAATCGATTGACGGCATGCCAATCACTATCACACATCCCGATAAAAAGTCAGTTGATGCGACTGACTGGAAAAATAAAACAGTTGGGCATGTTCAAAATCCGAGAGCCTTCGGTAATTACATTGTATGCGATGCATATATTCAAGATGCGTCAGCAATTGAGTTACTCAAAAACAAAGACATTCGCGAATTATCGGTTGGTTATGAGCCAGCGGATATTCAAGAAGTTAACGGTAAGTTTTATCACAAAAATATCAAAGTCAATCATGTTGCTATCGTTGCCGAAGGTCGCGCTGGCTCAGATTGTAGATTAAACGATAGTAAACCAAAAATAGGAGCAACTTTAATGCCTAAAAAAAATAAATTACTCGCATTGATCGATTCGTTTCGTAAACGTCTAAATGATGCTGAGGGGGAGTTGTCAAAAGAGGAAATCAATAAAATGATTGATGAACTCACAAAACAACTTGAAGAGGTTCAAGGTAAAGAAGATGAAGAATCAAAAGCCAAGGCTGATGAGCTTCAAAAACAAATCGATGAACTAAAAGCAAAGCTTGAAACTTTGAACGATGAAGAGCCAACTGCTGGCGAAGATGATAAAGACGCACGAATTACAGCTTTAACGGCAGAGCTTGAACAAGTTAAGAAAGAGCGTGACGAATACAAAGCGCGTGTTGAAGAACTTGAAGCTGAAAAAGACAAGGACAGCGTGATGAATGATGCTAAAGCACGATTCCCGAAAGTTAAGTTAAATGACGCTAAAAGTGGGCGTGGTGTTCGTATTAATGTGCTGGTCGATCATGGTATTTACAGCAAAGAGCAGGCGGCGAAATTAACTGATGCTGAAATTAGGGCGGCTTATGCAGGTCTTGTGGCTACAAGTGCGAAAAAGAACAGCACTATTTCAAGTCTGCTTAATGACAGTCAGAGTAAACCAACAAAATCAGCAAGCGCACGTTTAGGAGGTAAATAATGGGTTACAGTTTTACGAGTTGGGATGCCGATACCGGCACAATGTTAGCTGGTGCAATTTATCGTGTATCCAGTTCTGACAATAAAGTTTGGGGTGAAGAAAATCTGACAGGGAAAGAATTGTTAAGCGGTACGTTTGTAGCAGTTAACCCAGATGGCGGTATTAAACCTATCGAATCGGCTAATGATTTAATTCACGGCATTATTGTTCGTGATGTTTATGGTGATGTACATCCTGCCGATCGTCAAATCAATATTGGTCATTTCTCACACGGTGATGCTGTCGTTGCGTTAGCTGTCGATGATGCGGAGCTAAAACGAGGTGATCGTGTTTATGTTGTCGCTTCAGGTGATGATGCAGGAAAAATCACAAATGTATCTGAGGGTAACCTTGATTTAGGTTATTGGGTTGAGCGTGTTAGTAACGGCAATCACTGCGCCGCAATCACGTTAGGTTATGCTCAATCAGTAAAAATTTAAGTAAAAGGAGCTAAAGCATAATGGCTTATGAAAATGTAGATTATAGTGACATTATTACAGAACAATTGTTAGAGCGTGATAATCAGTTACAAGAAAAAGAATTACCAGAAATTAACATCGGTGAAGCCGTTCCTGTCACAGAAGGGTTAGAGTTTGGTGTTGAGGAATTTGAATACGGTGTAACAGAGGTTCGAGGCTCTCTTGAAAATGGTGTTATTGGCATTAAAACAACGTCATTAGAAACCATTGATAGTGAAATCATATACAAAAAAACTCCCGTTACTCAATGGGCTAAGGGTTTAATTTATACACAGCAAGAAGTGGAAAAGGCTTTACGCTTAGATATTAACTTGACACTAAAAAAACAAAATGACCTATATTCTAATGCGCTAGCTACCATTCAATATGCAGGTTATTTAGGGCATAAGCAATCTAAGGGGCAAGAAGGTTTATTAACAGGGAAAAAAATTGACATCCACTCTGTAAACAAATCATTTAAAGAGATGGCCTGTGAGGAATGCGTGGAAGTGATTTTGTTAGTATACAGAAAAGTTTGGGAGCGCTCTAATTTTACTGTACAGCCAACTCATATTGCGATGGATGCATCAGATTTTATGGATTTAATGCAAAAGTTTGATCCAAATTCAACAATTGTTGGTGTTGATTTATTACCGATCGCCGCAATGGATAGAATCATGGCGGCATTGCGTAAAGCTTCAAAAAATGACAATTTCAATATTGAGTTTGTAAAAATTCCTGCTGATTATGCTAAGAAAGCTAAGCAAGGTGTTTCTCGATTAGTAGTTTATACCTACGACGAAGATTATTTAGAAATGAAGGTACATATGCCTGAACTTCTAGAAACCCACAGAAAAGACTTGCTTACATATCAAAGCGGTTATCGCTCGGCATTTAGCGGGGTAATGTGGAAAGAGCCTAATTCAGCGCAATATTTAGACTATAAATCTGCCGCCTAAAAATGGGGGTATTTATGCAGTTTCGCAATGAATACCCTGAATTTAAAGATGTCGATGACAGCACAATCAATCATTTTTTAGAAAGCAGTGCGCTAGTTGTAAGTGAAAAAGTCTGGGGAAAACTTTACGAACTTGGACTTTTTGCCTATACGGCGCATAGATTGGCTGTCAAAGGCTTTTTAAATCAGGATTTAGACGGCAACACCATTTTTAATAATGGTGAAAATTTTAAATCAGTATCGAGCAAATCGGCTGGCGGTCTATCAATTGGTTACACATCTCAAAACACATCATCAGGCAATCCTAGTGACTACGATTTAACATCGACATCTTACGGGCAAGAGTACCTAAGGTTGCGCCGTTTGATTACGCCAATAGGAATTATCGGATGAGTGAGCTTGAAATATGTAAACGGCTAAAACAGGTGATGAAACGAGCCGAACAACTAAACCAATTGCAATTAGTTGTAGGTATTCCTAATGATGGAAAATCACGCAAGGATTCGAACGAAATAACCAACGCTGAGCTAGGTGTTATTCATGAATTTGGCGTACCTGAACGTGGCATCCCTGAGCGATCTTTCATGCGCTCTACTATGTCGGAAGAAAGCGAAAACTTAGGAAATCTAACTAAAATCGTGGTTTCCGAATGCTTATCTGGTCAAATTACACCTAGAAAGGCATTTTCACAAATTGGAGCATATCTAAAAGGGCAGGTTGTGGAAAAAATCACTGACGGTGAATTTCAACCTAATACAGCAGAAACAACCAAACGAAAGTTAGCACCAGTTAAAGATAAGAGAAAGAAACGTGCACCCGATGCAAATAAACCATTGATCGATACTGGTCAATTAAGAGGAGCAATAACTTACGAGGTTAGGGAAAAATGAAACGTGAACTAATATCCCAATTTTTAGGCGATCCCTTCTTTGCCACTAAAGTTAATTTTGATGGTTTGGGTGATATCACATGCATAATTCAGCCAGCTAGTAATGATGATTTGCAAATACTGCCCGAGGGAGACAGATACAATCCAACCGTTAGAGTATTTTCTCGTGAAAAGCTAACGAACGGTATGCTGTTTCATCATCACGGTATGAGATTTAAAGTTATTTCGGAAGCAATATGGAGTGATTATGGCTATTACGACTGTCTCGCGACTAGATATGATGGAAGTCAGACGCACGATAGCGGAGGTTTTGACGTTACCTGAATCTATTGTATTTGATGCAAATAATATGCAGGACGTTTCAAGGCTCGACCGATTTATCACTGTCTTGAATTCCTACCAATCCGATATCGGAACTGAAATAAAATTCAATGGTGTAAATGAGGAGGAAATAGCTTCAACAGCTAGAGAATTGACCATTTCAGTTAATGCTTATGGTAAAAATTCCTATGATTTGCTATGCAAACTAACCGAATCGATGCGATTAACGCCAGTTTGGCAACGATTAAAACATCTAGGTATGGGATATCTACGATGCTCACAAATTCGAAGCTTGCCAACAACTATCGCAGGCGGTAAAGAACAGCGTGCGCAGGTCGATCTTACATTTTCAATTAATCCAATCGTCAAGGCTCAGGTGAACCGTGGCGATACAGTAAAATTTAATTTAGAGAAGGGGTAATAATGAGTTTACCAATTAGTCAGATTGTAGACGTAACTCTACAGCAATCACCACGGGGCGCACAAAAACGTGATCTTAGTGTCGTTGCTATTTTCACTAGTGAAATGTGCGACGAATTTACCAACCCTGATACTCGCTATATTGTGGTGTCAGATACAAATCAAGTGGCGTCATTATTCGGAACTAATTCAGATGCATACAAAGCGGCATCGGCATTATTTTCTGCAAGACCAAAACCAAAAACAGCGCTAATTGCTAAATACATGAGGGATGGCATAACAACACAGGCTATCAGTTCAAAAATCAATGGTTCGGCATTAGCTGTAAGTTATATTCAATTCAAAAATATTACCGATGGTTATTTTTCGGTTTATTTTGGTAGTGAGAAAATTGACGTCACTGGGCTTGATTTTTATTCAGTGTCAAGCATGGATGATGTAGCCAACATTATAAACGCTAAGCTTGAAAATGTGGGTATTAAATTTATCTATGATGCGGTGGGTAGTCGTTTTATTTTGTCATCATCAACAGAAGGAAAAGGTGCTAATTTCGGCCATGTATTTAATGCTGAATTGGACGGTACTTATATCGGTAGTATGATTAATCTTATCGATGGTAAAGGCACGTTAATTAATGGCGAAGATGCTACAACTTATAATAAAGAAACACCAGCGGAGGCCTTGAGCAAATTACAAAATCAATATCAGAACTGGTACGGTGTTTATTTTGCTAACACGATTACAGATAGTGAATTGGTCGAGGCTCATGACTGGGTTGTCGCTCAAGGTGTCGAAAACGCTAAGGTTATAGCATTTACCGAAACACGAACGGCTAACATTGAATATACAGATGATAACGTACTGAAAACACTATCTAAGCGAAATAGCGGTCGTTTGATGGTTCAGTATAACAATAAGGGCAATACACATGCTGCCGCTGAATTAATGGGAATTGCACTAACAACAGTTTGGACAGGTGTTAATACTGCAAAAACAGTTAAATTTAAACAGCAAGCAAGCGTAACATCTGATGACAAAATCACGGTTAATGAGGCTAAAAAATGTGGGCGCTTAGGTATCAATTATTATACCGATTATGCGGGCGTTAATATGCTAGCAGAAGGTGTGATGATTGGTGGCACGTTCATTGATGAAACAACTGGATTAGATGCATTTATTAATGCTGTACAGGTTCAGGCGTTTAACACGTTACAAGGTCAGCCTACTAAAATTCCACAAACCGATCGAGGCCAAGAAATTTTAATCAGTTCAATTAAGATTGTCGGTGAACAGTTTAAAGATAACGGTTTTTTAGGTCTGGGTAAATGGACGTTAGGGGACTTGGGTGAACTATCATACGGCGATCAAATCAATGGCTATTATTTCTATTCTGATTCATTCGAAACGCAAGATACTGCAGATCGTGAAGCTCGAAAAATGATGCCTATTAATTGTGCGCTAAAACTAGCTGGGGCGGGTCATAGCGTTGATATCATTGTCCAATTCAATCGATAAGGAAGGTTAAATGTCTAAATCATTTTCAATGGAAGATGCCGTACTCACAATTGACGGCTACGAAATTACAGGATATGAGAATGCGCAGGATTCTATCAGTATTGCGCCTGTGGGTGATGACGGCGATATCACATACGGTATTAACGGAAAAGGCGTTTTTGTTCATTCGTGCAATCGAGGTGCAACGATAACCATCAAAACATTGCAACACTCAGAAACTAACGAAAAACTAAATCAATCACGTAATTCTCAAATTAATAACCCAACAACCGCAACAGGTAAATTAATCACATACAAAGATTTGCGGAATGGCGATGAGTTTTTATTAACTGGTTGTTGGTTTACTACTCCTCCTACGCACGCACGTGGAACAGCTCACAACGGTGTGACGTGGACATTTAAGGCAACTAAAGCAGAGTTTAATATTAAAGGCGGTTTATAATGCAAAATACAGATTTTATCTTAGATGATATAACCTACACATTTCGACAAGCGGATTTTTTCAAAGCCAACAAATACCTAAAAAAATTAACAGCCTTACTAAAAGGCTGTTTTTCTTTAGACGGAAATAATACAGGTTTTGATTTTGGTCAACTAGCATCGAATATCGGCACTGAACAGTTTGAGGAAATAGAAAAATTCATTCTCAATTATGTCACCGCTATTGATGAAAATGGTAAAACCGTTCTATTCCAAAAACCTCAGGAAGTTAGTGACTTTTTTAACACTCATCGAAGCCATTACTACCAAGTTATTGTTGAAGGCTTAAAATTTCATTTTTTGGGTTTTTTACCAAGTGGGATTGCGTCCAAGCTAAATACAGCCAACTTGGAGGAGATAGCACAGAGAGCGATGTAGATTGGTTTGTATGGGGTGTTATCGTAAATAAATATGCAACGCTCCACGAACTCAGGACGGTTTATTCTCTTGATGATGTTATTGATATGCATAACGTGATAGCTGAAATGAAATTAGCTGAAAAACGGCAAAACGAGGCGTGATATGTTATTGGAAGAATTTTTAATTAAAATTGGCGTTGACGCATCAAAAGCTGGCGAGATTGCTAAGGTGGTTAACACCCTGCAAACAGGCGCTAATCAGCTATCAAATGCAACAAATAAAATGCAAAGTGATGTAAACCGAGCTATCAAAGAAACCAACAAATCGACAAAAGAAGCAGGGAACGCCGCTAACAAAACAAAATCTAAATTATTTTCGTTAAAACTTATCCTTGTTTCACTAGCGGCGGCAGCGGTTCTTTATGGTAAAAAATTAATTGGTGCATTTAATAGCGCTATTGATAAAGCTAAAGAGTTAGCAGCTAAAAAAGGTACATTGTTTAAAGTCTCTCAAAAAGAACTACAACAAGCTAATCAATACAAGCGGGAAATGGATAAAACGGGTCTCGCTCTTGATAGCATTAAGACAAAAATCGCTTTAAATTTGGCTCCTGCGCTGACTAATCTAATCGGCGGATTTCGTAACTGGTTAACAATCAATAAAGAACTGGTTGCTAACGGAATCACTAAAATTATTAAAGCCGTTGGTTTGGCTATTCAGGTGGTTGTTAATTTTGTTAAATTCCTGGATAAGATTATTCGAGGGACGATAGGTTGGAAAAATGCAATTATCGCCTTTGGTGTAGCTTGGGCAATTCTCAATCGCGGCTTTTTATTTAGTCCACTAGGTAAAATCATCATGCTCTTAACTGGATTAATGTTGCTGATTGATGACCTAATGGTCTACATGAATGGCGGTAACAGTCTTTTTGGTGAGTATTGGCAACCATTCATTGACGGAGCCAAAGCAGCGTGGCAATTTGTCAAAGATGTCTGGGAGCTGATTAAGGCTTTATGGGGCGGTGATAGTGAAAAAGTTAAATCATTATCAAATCGACTGTTTACGTCATTAATAAATGGCATCAAATCTCTTTTTTCAAAAATCAAATCAGCATTAGCTAATTTGTTTAAAAATATTTTGATGTTTTTTGGAATGTCAGAAAAAGACGCAAAAAAAACGGTCAATAGAATTGGTAAAATTTTTGGTTTTATTTTTGATGTGATTACATTTCCATTCCGCATGGCTTATAAAGCAATATGCGCCATCATGGATTGGTTGGGTATTGATGCTGGTGATGTAGTTAATGGTATTGGTGCAATATTTAAAGGGATTTGGAATTTTATAACGTGGCCATTCAGAGCTGCATGGAAGTTTGTAAATGATTTATTTGATATCTGGGAGGATGATACAACATCAGTAACAGACAAAATCGGTGATACGTTATGGTCAATATGGGATTTTGTTACATCACCATTCAGAGCAGCTTGGAACTACGTTAAAAACTTATTTACTGGCTGGATCGATGATTCAACTTCGACAACAAATAGTATAGGTAAAGTTTTTAGCGGTATATGGAGTTACATAACATCACCATTCAAAACCGCATGGGATTTTGTTAAAAATCTGTTTACAGGCTGGATCGATGATGCTGGCGATACAACAAATAAAATTGGGAAAAAATTCACTGATATATATAAATCCATCACCAAACCGTTCAATGACGCAATCAAATGGATAAAAGATAAATTTTTGGGCTTTATTGATACAGTTGGCGCAAAGGTTAAAGGCGCTTTGTCGTGGACTGGTTTATTTGATGATGACGACAAAACAGTTTTAGTTAAACGCGAAAATCAAATAAAAATTAATCCTGCACTATCGGCTAGTGCTGGTGTGACAAATCCAAATAATTCAAATAAAAATATCAACAATAATAATGCTGTCACAATCAATAACACAATGAACGTGACAACACCACAAGAAGGTTTAGCTAATTTAAATGCGTTGGCTTCAGGAGAAATCCAAAAAATAGCCGACAATTCAACAACTGCACTAGGATCTAACTAATGTTCCAATCTATATTAAATAAATCAGCATCAAACACAGGTTTGATCATCTCCGAGGCTGGCACGTTTAGTCTTGATATTAACACTGTTGAGCAACATACTTCAAAATTACGAGTAACAGAAAATCCGATAGAGAACGGCGCTAATATTGCAGATCATGCAGTGTTAGATCCTAAAGAAGTTACTGTTAACGGATTAGTGGTTGGCTATGAAACTAACACATTTTCATTTGATAATGTTCTAGGTTTTAATCTGTCTGAATATCCCTTACCAATGGAGGTGAAAGTTGTTACTGCTCAAGCTGAGAACTTAATTAATCGTTATGCATCACACCTTAAAACGGCTGAAAAAATTGTTAATAATGTTGTTGCTGATTTTCTCCCCGATTATCAATCACCATTACTCAATAATCTATCATCAGACCGCATTAGTGATGCATATGAAAAACTGTTAGCAATACAACGTAGTGGTGAGCCAGTTACGTTACAGACAAATTCACGGCAATATAAAAATATGGTGATAACGTCAGTCGGGCTTACTCAAAAACAAAATACAGTAGGTGAGTTTATCATAACATTTCGTGAGATATTCATTGTTGAAACGCAAATCGCTAACGGCTTTAAAATGTCTAAGCCGAAAGTTAGAAATTTGGGAAAAACTCAACCGAAAGAGGTGGATAAATCAGTTTTGAGAACTGGAAAGGGAATATTTACTGGGAGGAGAACATAAAATGCACATTATACAAACAACATCAGATGACGTGTTAGAACAATCATTCTCACTATACGATATGAATCTAAAATTAACGTTGCGTTACAATGCAGTATTACGTGGCTATCAATTTGATTTATTTAATATTGATGAAGGCTGTTATATCACAAAAAATAAAGGACTATCTGTCGGTAGCCCATCATTAATTGAGTTTAATTTGCCGTTTGTATTAGTTTTAGATGACAAGTCAAGGCTTGGAATTAATGCTATATCTAAAGATGATCTTAATAATCGTATGCAATTATTAATAATGACTAAAGGTGAGTATCGTGAAGCAATTCGGCAGGGTATTAGAACTTAAAATCGGTAATCGCAAAGAAAGCATTGTTATTAATAATCTCAGAGTGGCTTTTTCAATTAAAAAAACGCTAACATCAGAGCCAAATACGGGCGAAATATCGGTCTATAATCTCAACGATTCAAACCGCAATCTTATTACTAGCAAACAGTATCATTTTTTAGAGTTATCGGTTTGCTATAAAGAAGATGTTTTACGGTTGATATTCTGCGGTGACATTCTGACGGTTGAAAATAAACTGACAGGGCAAGATATCATCACCACAATGCGTTGTGGTGATGGTCACCGAGCTTATACCGAAAAAACTATTATTAAAACAATGCAAAAAGGGCAAAAAGACAGCGACTTTTTAAACGAAGCGGTAAGCAGTTTTGGTGTTCAAAAAGGAGCTATTAATTTGCCAAATGATAGAGCTTTACCACGTGGTAAAGTACTCATGTGTGACACACGTGAAGCAATGCATAAAATCGCTATTAACAATAATGCGGACTGGTCTATACAAGATGATCACCTAGTTGTTATCCCCAAAAATAAAGCCCTTTCTAATAACGAGGGTTGGGTTATTTCTAGAAACACAGGAATGATAGGAAGCCCTAAAAAAACTAATGACGGGTTAGAAATTACAACACTATGCAATCCGCATTATAGAATCGGTTCGCTTGTTCGTGTTGAATCAAAACTCACCGAGTATAACGGCGATTATAAAGTTAAATCGATTGAACATAATGGCGATTTGTACGGCACTAACTGGCACAGTAAATTAGTTTGCACGGGCGGAAAGTTTGAAAAAGTATGATTAATTTGTTATTTTGTTTTTCATTTATCTGATGAAAGGGAATAACACATGAAAAAAATAATTGCTATCTCTCTGTTAACGTTGATCGGTTTTAATGCATATGCAAATGATAATGCAAAAAGGCTTATTGAACTCTTGATTAAAGATGATATATCAGTTTTTAAGAAAGGAGGCGGTGCAATATTAAGTGAATATATACCATCCGTTAATGCATCACAATTAATTAGTGAATACAGTAACAATCAGTATAAATATGAAAAAGCATACGATAAGCAACTAGTGAACATTAAAACAGTTGCTTCGGGCGTAAAAACTGATTTATCAGGCGATCCTTATATTGTAGCTAATGGTAAAAATCAATTTGAATATGTGTCTCTTGAACTAAAAAACAAAGACGATGCGATGAATATCAATAAAGGTAGTAAAATTGATATGATCTGCGTTGGCACGAAAAATAATGTTATGTTTCCAACATTAAAAAATTGTGTAACTACTGATAGTTATTTTCAAAAATTTCTTGAAAAAACGATGGAAGGTATAAATAAATTAGACAAGGATGATAAGCCTGATAGTGGTTTTGAAGCGTTTTATTTAGGGCTTTGGGAGTTCGACATTAAAAATCCTGGTACACTAGATAAATATAAAACCGCATCTGAATTATCAAAAAGCAAGTCAGATTTTGATAAAATTTTGGCTTTAGCTGAAAGCAAAGCGACAGACGAGGTAAAAAACTTTACAATGCCAAAATCATAAAAAAAGCCCGAAAGGGCTTTATTCAATCTTGATATCAGCAAGAAGACGACCTCTATAATAATCACAAGTGCAATTTTGATTAATTAATGCTACGTAATCGGTGTCTGCAGATATAGTTTTTTTATCCATAGAAATACACCAATCACAGTCTCTAGCATCACCCACGTTTAAAACTTTGATGTTCTTTATTTTTAACTCTTTTATTTTTTCTAATTCTTCATTCAAGCTAACTTTATTTCTAGCTGAATATACTAAATTTAGAATTATATTTTTTGGATTGCTTTCATTATCAAGCGCATCATCAGTTAAAACGCTAATAATTTTTTTATGAATCTTCATTCTTGAATTAAGGTTTAATGATTTCTTTTCTTCAAGAGTTAAAAACTCATCACCAAAATTTGGAGAAGATAATAAATTAAATTCTTTAATTAAAGTTGGTTTGCAATCTTCTTTTATTTGAGCGCAACGAGATATTTCGAGCGTAAGCATTTCTTCTAAGCTAGTTGATTGCGTTACTGGAACACTTGGCTTTTTGGTAGTCGTTGTTGATTTTTCCTTGTTTAATCCAAATAATTTTTTTAAAAACTTCATAAAAGTATTAATTATAATTGATCGTTTTTTGACTATAGCATAACTGACTTGACTGTAAACATATTTTAAGTTAAATTTGTATTCAGGTGCTCAAAACACTAACTCAAAGCGGAAACCGCGCCCGATAGTTTATGCGGTATTTTTATATCCAGATTTTATGATCGGGAGTGAGACTAATAAAATACTCGAAAGAGAAATACGTCCGCTGACTTTGAGCAGTTTTGAGCTCCTGATCGCCCACTCAAAATGGGTCTAACAATAAAACTCAAAGGATGTAGAAATGAACACACAATTAGAAACAATTCAGTTTCACAATCAATCTTTAATCGTACTCAATCACGAAAACAAACCATATATTGCCATGAAACCTGTGTGTGAAAATATAGGTTTAGATTGGCATGCCCAACTTAACAGAATCAATCGCCACAATGTTTTAAATAAAGGTGTCGTCATGATAGCGACACCCACTAAGGGAGGCATACAAAAGCTTGCTTGTCTTCCCATTTCAATGATTAACGGTTGGCTATTTGGAATCGATACTAATCGTGTAAAACTAGAAATCAAGCAAAAATTAGAACAATACCAGTTAGAGTGTTTTGACGTTCTCTATAATCATTTCATGCCAAAAGTTGCAAGCCAGTATCCTAATACTATTTCAATAGAACAACAACAAGCCATCAAGCAAGCGGTCAATGAGCGTTCATATAGAACAGGTGAACATCACCAAGCCATCTATACTAAATTCTATGAGCAATTCAAAATCCCTCGCTATCAAGATTTGCCAGCGTCTAAATTTGATGAAGCTATCCAGTGGCTAGGCGGTGTGCATAGTAGAGATTTCAGAGCTGTTAATTTAGATAATTTGAAACGACAATATAATTATCTAGCAACAATACAGGAATATTATTACCGAGTATTTGATTTGTATAATGATACGTTAGCCATGTTTTTAGAAAAAAACTGTCCACATCTGCATTACAATTTTTCAACAGCACTGAATAAAATTCAAATTAATGTGGGTTTATCGTTGAATTTTGTTCGTAGTGAATTGGACGTTTCTAATTCAAAACTGAGTAAAGTTAAATGGTAATAAACCACCGCCTTTTTTAAATATATTTGCCATAAAAAAGGTGGTAGAAATTTTCAACTAATTATTTCAATTATAAAACAATAGGTTATAATAAGAGTGTTCCCTGTGTATACAGGGATTAACTGTAAATTCACACAAACAGTCCTAGTGGCGGTTTTTATTTAACGCTATTTATGTAATGACAATTCGTTAATAGCCGCCTCAGCTAAAAAGTTACTGCGATCCTTATAAAACGAATTTGGCGCTTTAACTGCATTATCAATCCGATCGATCAGGATATCAGGAAGTGTGATATTTATTCGTTTTTGTTTTCCTGTAAAAGTTGATAAATCGACATCAATAATAACCCATGTGTCACAGTGTGCATATTCATCATTACTTTTATATGAAACGTGATCATTATGAATGTCTTTAATATCATAATCACCTGATTCAATCATATCTTGAATAGTTAACAGAATAGCTTCTGTTGCCATCGCTGGTATATCACTTTCTTTATCAGCGGCTGAGTAGCAATCATATTTATCATTACATAGAGCTGGCACAACAATACCATAAGCGGTATTGCCGTCAGTAGGCGTTTCAATACCGAGAGTGAAAAACATAATACCTCCAAAAGGTGGCGGGCTATAGAAGCCCCGCCGATTTTTTTATTGATCTTACTGTGCCGATCGGTAGTTCCGATTTCGGGTGAGGAACTGGAAACGTTTTGTTAGTTATTGGTGAGTAAAACATATGATGACTACCTTTAACTCGTTTCAGAACACACCCTGCATTAGTAAGTTTCTTTATCAGGTCAGTTGATTTCATGTATTACCTCCTAACCTGAATACAATTATACACACATATACACACGAGTCAACATTTTTAATTAGGTAATTTATGACAGATTCACTATATAACGCTATCGAAAGCCAAATTAAACGGGCGCAATCAAATGTTTATACCGCACTACCTGCAAAAGTGCTTAGTTTTAATGGGCACACGGTCAGTTGCCAAGTGATGATCAACCGAGTCAACGCCAACGGTCAGGAAATCACGATCCCCCCATTAGTTGATGTACCTGCACAATTCCCCCATGCTGGAGGATTTTGTATTACAGTTCCAATCAAAGCAGGCGACGAGGGATTAGTTGTTTTTTCAAGTCGATGTATCGATGGCTGGTATGCCAGCGGTAGCCAATCAAAACCTCTTGATAACAGAATTAATGATCTTAGTGACGGTTTTTTTATCGTCGGCTGTAATAGCGTGCCGAATAAAATACCTGATTTTTATAATGACGGTGCATCAATGCAAACTGATGACGGATCTACGTATATCAGATTAACGGAGGGAACAATCTATATAAAAGGCAACATTGAACAGGAAGGAAATTTTAATCAGTCAGGAGGGAATACAAATAGCACAGGAACAATTATGGCTGAGGATGTTAAAACTAACAGAGGTGTTGATTTGAATACGCATGTTCATACAGATGTACAAAGTGGAAGCAGCACAACAGGAGCACCAGAATGATTGTTAGAGAATTAGATAGTAGTCATGATTGGACGTTCGGGCGAGGTTTTGCAAATTACCTAAACGGATCTGACGCTATAGCACAGTGCGTGAAAACCAAATTATTAGCACTAAAACGAGACTGGTTTTTGAATCGTGACGATGGTATAGCGTGGTTTGATTATCTCACTAAAAACCCAAATACGAAACAATTAGAAATTGATGTTAGAACGGAGATTTTTAAGGTTGAGGGCGTTTTAAATATTGATGAATTTGATATTTTACTCGATTCAGAAAATCGCCAATTTCTAATTCAAATCACCTATACAGACAAATTTAATAATTCTAACGAGGCGTCAATCAATGTTAAAGATAAGTGAAAAGGGGATCGAGATAGATGATCTGTATACTATTCAAGATCGACTAGTGAATGCATTTAAATCTATTTACGGTGAGGATATTAACCTTGACAGTGATACGCCAGATGGACAGTTATTAGGTCTGTTTTCGCAGGAATTAGCTAATGTACATCAGGCTGTATCATTTATCGTGCAAATGTTAGATCCATATCAAGCCGCTGGACAGTGGTTAGAACAGCGAGCTATGTATGCAGGAATAACACGAATAACTGCATCATATTCATATATCGATGATGTTATTTTTACTGGTTCACCAAAAACAACCGTACCAATCAACTCTATTTATATTGATAAAAACAAAAATAAATGGGTAACGACCGAGCCGATAACGTTAAACGATCTAGGTAGTGCTCGAACTAAATTTAGATCATTAGAACTTGGTGACTACACAGTTAATGCGCTAGAAGAATTTACGCCCAGTACTGTTATTATTGGTATCGATAGAGTGATTGCAAATACTCACAGCTATGGTGGGGCTGATGAGGAAACCGACGAACAGCTATTAAAACGTTTTATGCTGTCTCATTCGATTAATAACTATGATGATCGGCAAGGTATGCAATCAGCATTACTAAATATAACTGGCGTTAGGAAATGTACTGTCTATGAAAATTTCACTAATAACACTGATGAAAAAGGTGTACCTGCCCACTCATTAAATGCTGTAATTCTAGGTGGTGATGATGAAAAAATAGCGGAAGTTATCACTAAAAAGAAAATAGGGGGATGCGGTTTATTTGGCCAAATGGAAACAACACACGCACAGGACGGATTATTACGAAAAGTCTATTTTGACAGGCCTACAAAAATTAACGTAAATGTTTCAATGATAATAGGGCGTTATAAATCTTTTGATGACATCAACACAGAGCAAATCAAGGAAAATTTAAAAAAATTGGATTTCGATATCGGCGAAAATGTTTATGCATCACGCATCATATCTAACATCAATTTAGTAGATGGCTTCTACATTAAATCACTCACTGTAAATGGCTCAAATATTGCTGAAATTGGATATCGTGAATACGCACAGGTAAACAATGTGGAGGTGTTGATTGAATAGAGAAAATTTTATTATTTGGCAGTATCGCACTAAACCTAAATCGCTCGGAACTATCAGGGCTATCTACAAAGAGACTGATTTAACATTTCAAAACACCATCCAAATTGCCGACATTTTAAATATTGATACAGCCACAGGTTATGCGCTTGATTTAGTCGGGCGTCATGTAGGTGTATCACGGGTTTTACCTACAGCAATTGCAAAAGAGTATTTTGGCTGGCTCGAAGATGACAGTGCTTTATCCTTTGGTATTGGTGAATTTTATAGGTATGGCGATGCATTATCAGCATCAGTTGTTTTAAATGATAACGACTACCGTTTTTTTATTAGAGCAAAAATAACCAAAAATTATCAAACGGGAACGATAGAAAACATTGTTAAATCAATTCAATTTGTTGTTGGTAATCATAGTAATGTTATCGATACTCAAAACATGACAATGAATATTATCGTTAACAGCGACAAACTAAATTCATTAACGCTATATGCAATAACCAAAATGGATATTTTGGTTAGACCGATTGGTGTTATGTATGAATACACAGTATTAGTAAATGATAAACCGTTTGGATTTGCTCACGATAACGGTAGTTATGGATTCAATATCGGTAGATTTGTTCGACTACAGGAAATAGGAATTAATTAATGAAAATTCAAGAAAAACCAGATTATTTAATATTTGCTGATTCAGCAAAAAATGGCGAATGCGTTAAATTTCCAGATGTTAGTAGAGGTTGGGGTGTCACAATAGATCAAACAGCATCCAAACCTCCAATGGAGTGGATGAATGGTGCATTTAATCGTGTTGATAAAAATATGCTTTATTTGTTGCAACAGGGTATACCTGAGTGGTGTGAATATGTCAAATACCCAGTTAATGCCATTATCAAATATAACGGCGTTTTATATACTGCTATAGTTGAAAATGACAATGCTAAGCCATCGACAAATACAACTAAATGGAAAAAAACACAGGCTGAAATACCTGACGCCAGTACGGAGAAAAAAGGGGTAGTTAAATTAAGCTCGGCTACAAATAGCTCATCAGAAACAGAGGCATCAACGTCATTAGCCGTCAAAAAAGCATATGATTTGGCAAACGAAGCGGTAAAAAAATCAGGCGACACAATGACTGGGCAACTAATTCTGTCAGAACTCGGAATAAAACACAGATATACTGATAGTGAAAATCTAATAGTATTGAGAACGCTCGGCGATAATTACTCTTGCATGTTCTATGATGCAGAAAAAAAACAATGGCTGAGTAAATTAGTATATAACTCGACAACAAATTCGTGGAATTTTCCAAGTATTGACGATGTTAAAATTAACAATAAATCAGTATTGAAAACTGGTGACTATGGAATAGGCTCATTAACTGGTGCACAACTAGATAATCCAGATGAGACATTGTTGGGCGGATGTTATGCAACTAGAACAACATCATTTCCAGAGCTAACAGAATATAAAAATCGGAGTGACTCTTCAAGCCTAACTGCCTACCCTGCGTGGTCAAAAAATTGGTACGTTGAAAAATTGGCGGTTGTTTATAGTAAAATCCCACGAATTTACTATCGCTGTGCAACACCAGAAGGTAAACAACAATTTTATGAGTCAATCACAACAGCAAACGTTAATAATTATATCCCTGTCGGTGTTCCCCTGCCATGGCCGACTAATAAACCACCGTCAGGATGGCTTGAGTGTAATGGATCGTGGTTCGATAAAAATCAATTTCCGAAACTAGCCGCCGCATATCCGTCAGGATCATTACCAGATTTGCGAGGCGTTTTTATTCGAGGTAAAGATAATGGTCGAGGTCTTGATCCCAATAGGTCGATTCTCAGTTATCAAGATGATGCTATTCGCAATATCTATGGTGAAATATCGCCGATTTCCGAGTCATTCGGGGCATCTCCAATAGCCACTGGCGCATTTAGATATTTTGAAAAACACGCTGATCATTCGCCTGCGCATATAGACGTTGGCAGTGTTGGTGGTGTCACATTCGACGCATCACGAGTTGTAGCAACAGCTAATGAAAACCGACCTCGTAACCTCGCATTTATGTATATCGTTAAAGCAGAATAAAGGAGAAAATAATGAAATATCAATTACAACCAGAAACGGCAGTATTAGATAATAATGGTTTAACAATTTCGGCAGGTTGGGCAGTTGTTTATAATGTTGATGCTAAAGGTGAATTTTTACAAGCAACCTATCAATATTTACCAGTAGGTGTTGGTTTGCCAGCTAATGCTTATTTAGACGCACCAAAAAGCGTTAAAGATAATCAAGCCATTATTCACAATGGCCAACAATGGACTTACCCTAAAGATTTGCGTGGTACAATGATTTACTCAACCGAAACGGGTGCAGAAACGACCATGCAAGAAGTGGGTGAAATCCCTGATGGCTATACAACATCAAAACCAACCAGTCAATTTGATAGCTGGGATGGTGAGAAATGGGTATTAGATACTGAAAAACAGCATCAACATGATATCGATGTAGCAACATCACAGAAAAAACAGTTATTAAGCGAAGCTAGTTCACAAATTGAATATCTACAAGATGCAATTGATACAGATATAGCGACAGATGAAGAAAAAGAGCTATTTACAGCGCTAAAAAAATATCGTGCATTACTAAATCGTATTGATGTTAATCAAGCACCAAATATCAATTATCCACAGCATCAGACAACATCACAAAATCAGCGATATCATACATAGTTTTATCATTTTGATAGAACACGTAGTTATGATCGTCGTGACTGTTGATTATGTAGCATTCGCCCGATAGTTCTAAATCGTAATCATCGGGCGTCATTCGTACATAAATCGGTATAGTGTATTTGATTGTTATCATGAGATTAAAATAGTTAGTTTTTATGTATCATAAACTAAAATATTTGGATGTTAATTATTGATGTGAAATTTTGAAAGATTGATCGAGGCATAAAGTAGGGTGTGTGACATATTTGTGCCGTAAAATCTGTAAAAATCTGTAAAAAATAGTGAACAAATATACAGCAATAAGGGTGGCTAACCTCTTTTAGTATTGATTTTTAATGATTTATTTTTTAGTTATTAAGCTGAGCGTGTCACTCTTAATCAATTGGTCGCGGGTTCGATCCCCTCACAACCCACCATCCCTTAATTCATCAAAATTCAATAACGTTCAAAAAACCTTTATCTAACAAGCTTTTTAGCTAATTTACTGTTTAACTAAGTTCAAGTAGATTTAGCGAAATTCAAACTTTTATGTTATATATTATGTTATACGCTCAAATATAACTTAAATTCGTATAACATGGCCAAGATTATAAAACCTCTAAATGATACTCAAATCAAGTCAGCCAAGCCAAGGGAATGAGTCTTTATTAGAGAGTAATGCTTTGAAAACCGTTAATGATAAGTTTTGCCATAATCACATATTTAATCCAGTCAATTAGACTGGTTTTTTATTACCTATTATTTAATAAACACTTTATATATATTTTAATAGCACTAACAACACTAATAACATAATATAATTGATTTATATATATTTTTTAAGTGTTATTAAAAGAAAGTAATAACATATATAACATTAAAACATGTCATTAGGTCGGATTTCAAATCCGTGCTGATTTCCCAATGAGATCCTTTCCTTTGGCAGGCTAAATCCAAAAATGTGGTTATTCGAATAATAGCTTTTTATACGGTAATGGTATAATGAAAAGATTACGCTTAGGCTGATCCCCGAATATCCGTAACGCTAACGGACTGGCGTAATCATTTCATAAGTGATTGTTTAGGGGAACAATGGCATTACCAGAAAGACAACATTATTCATTAGATAAAGCAGTTAAGAAAATTAATTCCTATATTCCAGATAAAGAACATATTGATCTAGATGACTAGCTTCATTATGCTTTAATCGGTGAAATTGGGCTTTTTTATCCTGTATCGCATCAAATTGATTTAGGTAAGCAAGAAGTAATTGGGTTGTTCTTTTGTTACTGAAGAATATGATTTTGATTCAACGAATTAAATAGCTGAATGGATAAAAGATAAACTCAATAAAGAAATAGCAATAACTTTACTAACTATAGTGAAATTGATATCTACAATATTAGATTCATTAAAATGGAAAATGAAAATTTTCAAAGAATTGACTTATTATTGGAATTTATCAGTAGTTATTTAAGAATATCTTATGGTGATATTGATAAGTTAAAAAATGGACAAACAGTAAAAACTAATATTTTTCTAATGCCTCAAACAATAGAATAGAAAATGATAGTTTTCCAAATAATTTTGAGAAGGTTTTACCTCGTGTTCTCTTACCTGTTCAATTTGAATTTTCTATAAATGATGTCGTTATAACTAAAGAAGAATTGGATATATTCACCCAACAAATACAAGATGATAGTTTTACTATTGAAAATTTTCAAAATATTCTTTTTTTATTAAAAGAACTTTTATGCTCTAAAGCTCGTCAATGGAAGCAAGAGACAATTAATCAAGAATTAGATAATACATTAAAAGGTATGAGTAAAAAGACGCCTAGAATCAATGTGGTCAATGTTAAACAAAAAATATAAATCATGATATAGCATTCTATTTTACTAAGGCTGAGTCTCAATAATGAGTGAATTATTGAAAATTGCCCCCCTTTCTTGATAACTTGTCTAGCATAATATATATTTATGTAGAGGATTTTTCCTCTTAAACTTTAAGGAGAACTATATGGCTCTTAAACCAGGTCCAAAACGAATTGTTCCATCAACAGGTAAACCAGATCAACGTCAACGAGATAACAAGGATACACCAGGAAATAGACCAGACGTAAAACCTAGTAAACCTAAAGGTAAATAAAAAGTTAGCTAACTAAATCAATAAAATTTGTTCCGCAAGCCAAACTATGATTCCGCGTGCGGAGCATTTCCGATAAAAATCTCAATAATTACCTCTTTAGTTAAACACAAACAAACTTATTGAGGTAAACAATGCAATTAAACACTCCAAAATACTATTTTCTTGACGAACTGGCGTTAATTTTAGGCTGTGCTAAAAACACATTACGCTATGATCCAAACTTCCCAAAAGGTTTAAAAGTAGGTAAACGTCGCGTCGTTTACGATATGGCTGAGGTTAAAACCTACTTAGAAAGCAACCGAGTACAGTAGGAGGCTTTCAATGTCATATTCAATCACACCTGAACAACACAAAGTCATTAGGGATAAATATGGTATCCAATATGATCGCCTTGTTCGTGAAAATGAGAGATACAAAATTACTAGTATCGCCCGTTCAACAGCATGGCAACTTGAGAAAGACGGTAAATATCCATTAAGAAAATCATTAGGTGCTAACTCATGCGGTTGGTCATTAGTGGAATTACTTCACTGGATCGATAATCCGCCAGTAGTTGAAAAAATTAATCAACCTACTAAACGCCGAGGATTTGCCAATGGAAGCTACTAAGATAATAGTTAAACAAGATGAATTAAGCATCATAAAATTTGATGGCATCAAAGTACGAATTATCACTTATTTGGGTGAACCTTGGTTTATAGCTATTGATATTGCAAAAGCATTGGAAATTACAAACTCAAGAAAAGCATTAATGTCATTAAATGAGCATGAACGGAATACTGTAACTTTAAGTTACGAAAATAGCGGTAATCCAATTTATGCCATAGTTTCAGAATCAGGATTTTATAAACTCATTTCACGAAGTAGAAAGGCGACTCAGCAAGGAACATTTGCCTATAGATTTAGTAATTGGGTATTTGGTGAAGTTATTCCAGCAATTCGTAAAACGGGTGCTTATGGTGTGCCTTGGTCTTTCTTAAATGATTATGCTAAACGTGAAAAAGAATATCTTGTTGAATCAAGCAGAAGAGGACGCAATTTAGAAGCTTGTAAAAAATGGAAAGCTAATTTGATAGCAGAAGAGCAAGCACTATGGAAAAAATATCAACCAGAATTGATTTAATAAAAAAGGCAACTTGCCACAGTTGCCCATATATTCAATCACTAAAATCAATTAATTAAGGTATATCAATGTCAACAGAACTAATCAAAAGCATTGAACTCGTGCCAAAGCGTAACGCGTTTAAAGCACGTTCTTATAATAACGCAGGGTTAAAAACATGGGTAGATTTGGAAGCGTTTGAACGAATTTTAGTTATGCTTTTGGAGTGATTCCTCTTGATTGCAATTCTTTTCTTAAAACCCTCTTTATCCAAGTTGCTAAATTTGTATCGCCATCTTTTGCAGCTTCTTCTTCTAGCTGTTGCCTGAATTCTTCAGTTAACCGCATTTGGTATTGTGGTGATCTTTTTTCTTTTGGTGTTGACATGGTACTTACCCTATATTATTATAATTACATGGTAACGACCATTATAATGGTAACGACCAAAAAATCAATCCCTCGAAGTGGTGGAACACTATCGAGGGATCTAACCACAATAACATTAAAAGAGGTAATGATTATGGCTAATAGTAATGATACCCTATGCCCTAAAAATGGGCAATATGACCTAACTAACCTTTTATCTGTCTTGAATTTATATCAGGCTGATATTCAACCACAAAACTTATTACACGCAAAAGCACACTTAGAGGAACTTAGACAATCAATTATATGGGGAATCGGTGCTATTGGTAATTTGTTGTTTTGGGCTTCTGAATGTGAAGAATATGAGGAACAACAATTTAAAGACGATACACGCGACATTGGTTACTTGTTAGCACAATTAAAAAATGTTGCTTGCTTTGCTTCCAATCAAATTAATTTACTCGACGATAAACTTAATGATTAAGGAAGTTAACGATAATGAATAATAATCAAAAAATAACCGCAATTCACCATATCATCGTTGATTCAACTATGGCGATAGTAGCAGGTTTGTTTTTAATTGAGCAGATTAACAAAAATGATAGTCAGGTATTTATTCATGAGGGTATCAAGATTGATATTAATAAAGATTTAATAGTCTTAGGTTTAAATATCAATCTTAAGCAATGTTTAATTGAGGATTTTGGTGAAAGTGAGGGATTAAATCGCACTTATGGAATGTTAAAAGACATGTACACAGAAAGCGCAGATAAACCTATTTCATTAACTCTATTCGGGCAAGAATTGCTTTCATCATTGTTTATTGATTTAGCCGAAGATATCAAAGCTGAATCTAACGCGACAGTCCATTAAGGGGACAGTAATGAAAATAAACGAAATTACAGCCGAAGCGATAGGCAAATGGGAATCAATCTTTAGTTAATTAGGTATTGAGGTGGGTAATGGTAAACATTACCCTAGCCCTATCTTTGGTGGTAAAGATAGATTCTGGTTTGATAATAAAAGTGGTTACGGTACTTATTCCTGCAATCTATGTGGTAGCGGTGACGGTTTAGAACTTATCAAAATTATTATCATTATTTTTGTTTAACTGAATTTTTGCTACAAGTCACCACTAAATTTAACTAAAGAACTGGTTATTCTAGTTTTTGAATTTATTTCGCCAATGAAGCTCTCTATTAAACAAATACCGTTTCAACCTACAAACTTAATCACAGAAAGTGTTTATAATTTAATTGTTTTACCATGTTCATTATCATCTAGCTCATCAGGTGTTTAGTACATTTTTAATTAATGATATGTTGCGTTACACCTCAACACCATCTTAATAGATGTAATATAAACAATAACTGCATGCTTAATAATCTGTTGCAGTGGCACTTGATAGTAAGTAATAGATTTTATCGTAGTGGAAATATTCTGATTATAATCCAATGATTCTGGGCAGATGATAGCCAGCGTATGTTAGCTAAAGCTTGTCGAAATGTCATCTGTCGCTATGTTTTCATCTAGGATAATATAAAGTTTTATATTCTGATTTGCATAACTGATTATTTTAATTAAAGATTACATGCCATATTAGATCTCGATTGAGATATTAACAGAACTATCGAGAAAAATATTTTTAATATATTCTTCTAATAAGGCGATATCTTGATCAGCAAATTCAGCGATCAGTTTTTGTTCGCCGACTAGATGTTGTTTATCCGCCTTTATTTCTACGGTTAGGGCATTTTTTTCGAGTAACAGATAGTTGATTGCATTTGCGACTTCCATGGTTGATTTGTTGGTTTGTATAGCTATTGAATCATCAATTTCACCATCATCAAAACGCGAAATAATTAAATAACGGTCGGGGGATGTCGGATGGTTACCGATACCAATAATCAAGACGTCATTTTCGGTATAACAGTTTATTGTTGTAGCAAAAAATCGTGCTTCTTGTTCCAT